TTTTCTCGGGGTAAAGTCCTTGAAGTCGCAACTCATGTATAGCTCTTTCCTGTCAGCCCAATGTGCCATATCCTTTTGCCATTGTGGTATGACTTGGTTTGGATTATTAAGATCCCTGTATGGCTGGCAATGTAGTACAAACCTACGGCTTACGCCTTTCCAGTGATTTACCCTACGGTATGACTCCTTAAACTCCATAAGTATGCAATAAAGGAAATACTCGCCTTTAAATCCATGCTTGTCAATCAACCTAGCCGCCCTCTCGACCTCGGCTATCTGCCCGGGCGTGTCACATCCAAATCGTATCCGCTTTATCCATTTAACCCGTGCGAGAAGTCTGGCGATATCATCCGTTATCAGCCTAGCGTCCAAACCCTGATTAAAGTCAATCCTTAGTCCCATGGATACGATCTTCTCGATCTGCCGTAACCCATATTCGGATGCTAGAATATTGTTATCCATTAAGATCACGTGCCTCCGATCTCCGGCCACTTCCTCTATATCCATATACGGCGTTATGTTCCCTTCTTTGGCCGGCACGACACACCATTTGCATTTATTGGGGTATCCACGGGTCAAGAAACCGTATGCCTCTTTCTCTATGCCGTATATGCTATAATCAGGATATGTACGATCTATATCGTCAGGTAGGTTCCTCGTT